CCGCCGCCGCCGCCGCCGCCGCCGCCGCCGCCGCCGCCACCGCCGCCACCACCGACGCCGCCGACGCCGCCGCCGCCACCGCCGCCACCACCGACGCCGCCGACGCCACCGCCGCCACCACCGACGCCGCCACCGCCACCGCCGACGCGCCGGCGCTATGGCGCCGGCGCTATGAGGCAGCCTACAAAATTGCGATAGGCGAACTGCTGCCCGGGTGGATCGCTTTCGTTCGGAGAATGATCGCCGTCGGCAAGGATGAAAAGGTCAAGCCGGTTCGCGATCGCGCGAAACTCCTCAAGACAGCGACTGCGTGAGCGATTCGCTGGTACGTCAGATCGACCTCTGGTCTACCTCGAGTGCGAGAAAGCACTCGGGGCAGATCGAATTATTGAAACCGATCGCGCAGGAGCTCGCGCGAAAGGCCAGGCATCATGGCGTCACGATCGCCGACGTCCGGATCATTGCGATCCAGCGCGGATTACTCTCCGGCGCCGAGAGCGGTCGCGATCTGTCCTATCTCGGCGCCGTAATGCGAGCAGCAAAGCTTTCGGCCACCGATCGCACGCGCAGATCTCATATCGACAAGAGTCACGGCAACCGGCACACGGTCTGGATCGATCCAGGAGCGTGCGCGTGAGCCACCCATTCCTGCAGGATCCAGAGAACCTCCGCGCATTCCAACAGCTGACCGCCAGCCCGACTGGCTCAGTGCGGAAGTGGGAGCAGCTTCTCGGATGGAAGCCAGGACGAATGCAACGATTCCTCGCGAGCCTGGTGAAGTACGGACTCGCCGAGATCGATGCCTGCAAACATCACTCGGTCTTCCGCCCTCGAGGTGTAGCGGATCGTAGTGTAGTGTCGCGGAGTGTAGCGCCGCCCTTAAAGCAAGGGCAGTCCTCTGGATTGAAAAAACCTAGCTTGCGGCAATCGCCACAGAGGGGAAAGGCGGCACAGCACCCCGGCGCTGAGCTCCTCATCGATGCGATGAACCGGAGCATGAAACGCTTCGATTCCTACCTCCCGGTCCGGGCTGACAATTTCGGCTCGCACCGCGCGGCGAAGCGGTGGCTCGTCGACGAACAGATCCCGCTCGAGGAGGCGGTCACGCTCCTCTACCGCGCAGCTGAGGGGTTCAGCCTGGATCTCGCACCGGGCGGGGACTATCCGAAATCGATCGCCTTCTTCTCGAAGGTGGTCGTGGCCAGGTGGCGGGCGATGCAGAAGAGTCGACAGCAGCTCGGCCTCTTTCCGAAGCAGGAAATGGAAGTCGTCCGGGTTCCTGAGTATGCGCCGGAACCGGAAGGACCGGCCGCGTCCAAGGAGACAATCGACAGCGTGATGGGACCGCTACGCCAACAACTGGAGCGCGCATGAGATATGTCGTCTGGATCCCGATCGCGCTTTGGTTCGCCTGGCTCGCCTACGTCTACGCGCGCGGCCGCCGCTGCCAGCTCTGTCACCGCGAGTTCGGGATCTATCGCCGGCGCTACAAGGGCAACGGACTCTGGCGCTGGGTGTGGCTCTGTCGGAAGCACCGCGACGAGTGGGATTCCAAGTTCGCCTTCAAAGGGAGCTTCACATGAGTGACCGCGATCGCGACCTGTTGCTCCGCCTCGAGGACCTTGAATGCGAGATCTGCACGCGGCGCTACTCGAGACGATGGAGGTGTTGCCGGCGAGCTCGTGGCGGAGTCCGCCGGCGAATTCACCAGCTGCTTGCAGGAGTCACGCAATGATCAGAGCACACGCGGCCGCCGTCAGCGGTTGAATTCATGGAGGACGAAATGCCCGACAAAAGAATCGAGCTCGGCGATCGAGTGAAGGACCGGATCACCAAGCGAACCGGCATCGTTGTCAGTATCACGGATTGGCTTTATGGCTGCAGACGCATCCAGATCGAGCCCGAGAAGGCGAAAGATGGAAAGTTCGAGCACTTCGTGATTGACGAGCCGCAGTGCCAGCTGGTGAAGACGCACGTGATCACCGGCAGACACCACGCGCTCGATATCGATTCGAGGCGACACGGCGCCCGGCCGGACGCTGCGCGAGCTCCGGATCCAACTCGGGCGAGCGACTAACTGCCACATCGATCGAAGGTCTGCGTTCGCTGCGGAGCCACGCCGGCGTTCATCGGCGTCTGTGCCGTCTGTTGGTATCTTGTGTCACCGGAGCTGCGCAACTATGCCTCGCATTGCTTCTCGGTCTTTGGTGGCGATCACCACGCTACGAAAGCCGCAATGCGGCGAGTCATACGAACGCTCAATGAATCACCAATACCGCCGGCGCGAGCGGCCAATCGCGCATTCAACCTTCCAGGAGGATCGATGCAGGGAACCACCGGCACCACGGGAATCACCGAGAACGTTCACACCGAACGGCTCGATGTCGGCCCGTTCAAGTACGACGAGCTCGAGCTGATCGCGAAGAACGCACTCAGGGAGCTCGGCCTCAAATGGGATGACATCCCGATCGCTGAACAGCGGGGCTTTCTCGATCAGGAGATCATGGTCCTGATGAACAAGCCTCCGACCAACAAGATGGCCGACACGAGCGGCTCGAAGGTCGACGTCGAGTTCAGGAAGCTCGTGCTCTCGAGTCTCAAGAACAGCCCCAAGTGGGATGACGACGCGTTCGTGCGCGGTTATACCATTCAGAATGCTCGAGGCAAGGAGAACCTCGGGACGCAGGGCGAAGCTCGCGCGTAGAAGCGCCGATCGGATCCCCGCTCGCTCATCACGGGGCGGGGATTCAGAGGGCCGCAACTCACTACGGCGCAACGGGGTAGGATACATTTACACTACCCCCTAATGCCCCCTTCGCAATCGAGATCGCGGGCTGTGGAACTGCTGCTCCCCAACGAGCGGATTCATTGCCCGAAAGGCCACAAAATCCGCCGCCGAACCTGGGCGATCGGCCAGACGCCTATGCTGGCCGAGCGATGCTCTCATCTTGAGCCGCCAGGTAATATCGAATGCGGCGAGCTCGTTTACTGGATATTGGTGCCGGGCGGGATGAGGATTGTCGCTCAGATCTCAAGCGCCGAGGCCCACGCGATGGAAACGACGTGCATAGGGATCGAGGACGCCGATCGATGCCTGACCCAAATCCTCACGTTCCTCGGGCTTCGCTGGCCCCGAGCTGAGGTCTAACAAATGTCATAGGATTCTGACGGGCCAACAGCTATCCTGTAGGTACAACTAAGCAGCGCGGTTAACCCGCGCCGCTGCGCTTTATAACCGCGGCGATATGACTCTCGGATCTCGAGGGACATATCGCCTTTTTGCATTTCTGGAGGTCTCATGGGAATCCGCGGACGATTTGCAGGCCTGCTCGGACTCGCTGCAGCATTCGCCGGGTTTGCCGTCTCGAGCGTTCCGCAAGCAATTACCGCTGCGCCGAGCGCGAAAGCAACGTCGTCGCCGTCGTCGAGCAAAGGTTCGACGCAGTCTGCCCAGGCCCGATCGGGCGCAGAGCAACGCGCTCAGAAGAGAGTGTTCGGATCCGGATACTCGAGCCGATATAGCGGCGGGGTTATCCCACCTTTCCACAGGGTGAAGGGAAAAACTCGCGCAGTACTTCGGCCGGGCTATTGATCCCAGTGTTGCCGCGCCGCGTTTGGTTCGAGCTCGCAGCCGATGACGAGGGCAATCCGCTTCCGAAATATTGCCCCTCCAATCACCGATTCCACGATCCGCTCGTGTGGACGTCCGCGGGCCTCGCTTGCCATCACAAGGGCAGGAGCGGTGAGAGCGATTGCAGCCACGTGGTGCTCTTAATCGGCGGAGATCTCAAAGACATACGCGGTCGACCGCGGAATCTCCTCACCATGTGCACACGGGAAGAGATGCGCGAAATGGAAATGAAGCGCATGAACCTGGACCAAATGCTCGAATATCTCGGGCTCGATCGAGGGAAGGCCGCATGATCGTCGCAGATAGTCCGTTCTGGTTGCTCAACGTGAATGTCAAAGAGGGCGAATCGACCTCGATGGTCTGCCTCTTCGTCTATCACTGGCAATTCCTGATTCCGGACGTGATCCGCCAGACGTCTGCGATCGCACAAGCGGACGGTGCACCGTGATTCAAATTCACTGTGACATTGACGCGTTCAAATCGATCTATACCAACATCGAGAAAGAGCAACTCCCGTTCGCTGCCTCCCTCGCGGTCAACAACACCATTAAGGGCGCGCAGGTGTTCGCGATCCAAGGAATGCGCGAGAACTTCATCATTCGCCGCAACTGGGTAACCCAGGAAGCCGCGAAGATCACTCACTTCTCGAATAAGCACGAGGATCCTATCTACGCGCGGATCCAGGTGGGCGACAAAGCCGACTTCATGAACAAGTTTGAAGGAGGCGGCACGAAGACGTCGCGCAGCGGCCGCAATGTCGCGGTGCCGATCATGGCTCGACCAAGTAGAGCTGGTCTCATCCCCACTTCGCTCCGTCCAAAGAATTTGAATCTGCACGCCGTCGGCGGAGCCATTCGCGGCGATCAGCGGACGTTCATCATGACGACCGGTGGCGGCCGGCAAGGAATCTTCCAGCGCACCGGACCGGGTAAGCGCGATTACATCCTTCTCTATTGGCTCACGCCCAGCGTGCCGATTCCTGCCTCTCTCCACTTCGAAGCGAGAGTCGCCGAGGCTGTCGGTCGATTGTGGGTGCAGGAGTTCGAGCGCGCGTTCGAGCAAGCCATGGCAACGGCACGATGACGACAACAGAAGAAACCTCGACGCCGGCGCCGTGTGCGGATTGCAACGGGACGTCCTATCGCCTCACGCTCAACAAGATCACTCAGGATCTGATTCGTGTGCCGTGCGCATGCAACGTGAAGGATCTGCCACTCAAGCTGGTATATCAGCGCGAGCGATCAGACTGTGTGGTTGCTGCGATCGCAACAGCGATTGGTAAGTCATACAAGGACGTTCGCTTTGCTTATGACCTGACGCACGACTTCTCTGCTGAAGGCATGCACATGTCTCAGGCGGCTGACGTACTCGATCGCTTCGGTTACGCCGTGCGTTGGCGTTACGCCACTGAGCCGCGTCTCAATTACGCCGATCGCAATCCTTGGCCATGTGCACCCTGGGCCGACGTCATGATCTGCGACGTGCGCACGCTGTCCGAGCACTGTGATCACGCAGTCGTGCTGCTGCGTGACGGTCGCGTGCTCGATCCCTATTGGGGTGTGCTCCAGGGCATCCACCGCTTCACCAAGGTGAACAGCATGATGGCTGTGTATGCAGTGAACGTAGAGAAGGCAGCGTGATTGCGCGCGTTGAGTGCGGCAGCGCCATGCCAACAAACTTTCGGGTCCTTCCGGCGGCTTCCCATAAGGGTCACGCGCCAGTGCACCTTTTCGCTAGTGCCAGCGTTTTCAAATCGGCATTTCCCTTCCGCCTCTCGTGATCTGTGTCTCGTTCCAAGAGCATCACGCAGAAGGAGCTCGCTGAGCGCCTCGGGATCACGGGTCGGCACGTTCGGAATCTCGTTTTCGAGGGAATGCCGAAGGACGGCGAAGGACCGAAGGCAACGCACCCCTGGCCGGAATCGCGCGACTGGTACAACGGATATCTCCGCGCCCAGGAGCGGAAGAAAGAACCGGAGGATGATCTCAAGGAGCTCAGGAAGCGAAAGTTCGTCGCCGAGGTCCGGAAGGCCGAGCTCGAGATCGAGGAAGCCGAAGGCCGTGTCGTCCGCTACGAGATCGTGGAGCTCAGGATCGGTCAGATCTGCGATCGATTGCGGAATGTGTTGATGACGGTGCCATCCAAGTTTCTCTCACGGATCCAGGTCGCACGCAGCGAGCTCGAGGCGCAGGCCGTGGGCGAACAGATCCGGGACGAGTCGCTCCGCGCGTTGCAAGGAACCGCACAGGACGTCGACGATGACGATCCGGAGATCGAGGCCGCCGAAGATGAAGTAGCATGACCGAGCTCGTGAAGACTCGGCTCGGCCGCACCAGGAGCTCCAAGCTCGCCGCCCTCGAGCGGAAGATTCTCTACGAGAGACTAAAGCCCGTACCGCGGCTCACCGTCTGTCAGTGGGCCGATCGGTATCGCGTGCTCTCGCCCGAGGCCTCGTTCCGCGCCGGGCAGTACTCCTCGGACGACGCGCCCTACCAGAAAGAGTTCATGGATGTCTGCGGAGATCCGAGACACCCGCACGTGGTCGGCATGTGGGGCTCGCAGCTCGGGAAGACGGAGACCCTGAACAACGTTGCCGGCTACTACATGGATCAGGATCCATCTCCGATCCTGATGCTGCAGCCGACCAAGGAGATGGCCGAGGCCTGGTCAAAGGATCGTCTCGCGCCGATGCTCCGCGACACTCCGCGGTTGAAGGACAAGGTCGCAGACGCCAGGTCTCGCGATTCCGGCAACACAATCCTGCACAAAACGTTCGCCGGCGGCCACTTGACGATCGTCGGCTCGAACTCGGCCGCGGGCCTGGCGTCGCGGCCGATCCGAGTACTCCTCCGCGACGAGATCGATCGTTACGCAGCGTCCGCCGGCGCCGAGGGCGATCCGAGAGCGATCTCCGAATCGCGGACGTCCACATTCCCGAACAAGAAGATCATCGACGTCTCTTCTCCGACGGTCGAAGACGGTCCGATCGGGAAAGCGTACACGGCAAGCGACCAACGCGAGTACTTCGTTCCCTGCCCTCACTGCGGCCATGAGCAGAAGCTCGAGTTCGGCGGGAAGGATACGAGCTGGGGAATCAAGTGGGACCAGGGGAAGCCGGAGACCGCGCACTACGTCTGCCGCGCCTGCGCCGCCGTGATCGAAGAAGCGGACAAGATGCTCATGCTAAAGCGCGGCCGCTGGATCGCGCAGAATGCAGAATCGCCGATTCCGGGATTCAAGATCTCAGCTCTCTACTCCCCGTTCTTCAGATGGAGCGAGCTCGTCGCGCGATTCCTCCGGGACAAAGAGGATCCGCTCAAGCTGCAGAGTTTCGTCAATACGATTCTCTGCGAGTTCTGGGTGGAGGGCGGAGAACAGGTCGACGAAGGAGTACTCGAGGAACACAAGAGTCCATTCCCCCGCGGCAACGATCCGGATTCCCCGCAGATGATCGTCCCACACGGCGTCGGCGCCTTGACGCGCTCCGTCGACGTTCAGGGCGATCGCCTCGAGACCACCGTGTGGGGATGGGGCAAGCGAGAGGAGGCCTGGCGCGTCGACTTCGAGCTGATCCCCGGAGACCCGGCAACAAAAGAGCCGTGGGACGAACTACATAGGATCATTTCGCGACCATATCTGCACGAATCGGGAGCAACCGTCAACGTTTTGACGACGTTCATCGACGCCGGCGGCCACCACGCGCAGCAGGTTTACGACTTCGCACGGAAGCACGCGCGGCAGAGAGTCTTCGCGATCAAGGGATCTTCGCTCCAGGAAGGCGTTCCCTTCGTCTCGCCTCCCAAGCGCCACAAATCAGCTCGGATCGTGACCTACCAGGTGGGTAGCTACACCGGGAAGGAGGCGCTCATGAAGCGGCTCTTGAAGGTCAAAGAGCCCGGTCCCTTCTATATACATCTTCCGGACGACATCGATCAGGCGCACGTCGAGCAGTTCCTGAACGAGAAGCTGATGCGGAAGATCGTTGCCGGCCGGCCGCGCGGGATCTGGGTCCGGACCGGACCGAACGAGCAGATCGATCTGTTCGTCTACGCGCTGGCCGCATTACACTCGCTCGGCCCGTTGGTGATCGACAAGCTCGAGGCGAGAGCGAAGGAGCTCTCCGAGTGGAAGTCAGTCGAGAAGAAAGCGGCTGAAGAAGACCCGCTGGCACTCCTCAAACGGCGCGGGAAACGCAACTGGGTCAACGATTGGAAGGACAAGTAGTGACTTGCGCGACTCCCCGAGTGTCATATACTGAGTATCTGGTGTAGCATCTAGCGGCGCAAAGCGCTGCACAATTCAAAGTACCGCTCACAACGGCTCTCAATCCTTTTCGGGGATCGGGGGCCGTTTTTCGTTTCCAGGAACCGAATGGCGCCTCCGGTCCCACAGACAGAGCCCCAGATCCTCGTCGCAGGCGACACGTGGGCCTGGAATAAGACGCTCGCGAGCTATCCCCCAGCTGAGGGATGGACGCTCGGCTACGCCATTCGCGGCCAGTCCGTTCTCGCGAACATCAAGGTCGTCGTCACGGTCGTCGGGCCCAGCTACAGCGTAAAGGTCCTCCCCGTCGACACGACTCCGCTCATCGCCGGCGCCTACCAGTGGCAGTCCTTCGTAGACGGATCGGGCGCCCACGCTGGCGAGCATTACACGGTCGAGCAAAACGTCTTCACAGTCGTGCCATCCATGACCGCGATCGCGGATAACTCCGCGGTCACGCACGCCGAGCGAACGCTTCTCCTGATCGAGGCCAAGATCGAGGGACGCATTACCGCCGATCACGAGAGCTATTCGATCAACGGTCGATCGATCATGAAGATCCCGACCAAAGAACTGATCCGGATGCGCGCGATCTACCAGGCGAAGGTTTACCGCTTGAAGAACCAGGGCTCGCTCGGTCCGGTCATTCTCGCGCAGATGAACAATCCGGACGGCACGATCGGCACAAGCGAGCCCGTGGTGTTGCCGCCCTGGTACCGAGCACTCGTTCAATGACGCGTCTCGATCGCCTTCGACTTAAGGCAAAGGTCGCCAGCTGGTGTCGGCCGGTAACGGAGATCGTCCGCAAGTTCCCGGGCGAGATCGCGGTTTCACTCGCGGCCATCTCTGGCTGGGCTTTTCTCACCGCCGGAATCGCGAGCCTCCTCCCAAGTGCTGCGGCCCGCGCGCTTTGGCTCGCGTCGACCGGACTCCTCCTTGTCTCGCTTTCGGGCTGGAAGTTCCTCCGGCGTATCGCGACCGAGGGACTCTACGTCCTGACCAGGAAGAGCAATGCCTAATCCGTTCGCGGCCGCCGCGTCCGGCCCGAGGCAGCAGCGCGCGTATGCGCAGGGCGCGATCGTCGATCGCCTCTCGACCGATTGGCGCCTCTCTTCCGCGTCGGGCAACCAGGAGCTCAGAGCCGACATCCGGGAGCTCAGGCGCCGGGCGCGCGCTCTCTTTCGCGACGACCCCTATGTGACGGGCGCCGTTCGCGAGTTCGTCCAGAATATCGTCGGCGAGCAAGGGATCCGTCCGCACCCGCGTAACATGGGCGCCGACGGGAAGCCGGCCACCAAAGCGAACAAGGCGCTCGTCGATGCGTTCAAGCTCTGGGGACGGAAGCAAACCGCGAGCGTCGACAAGCGGCTCTCCTGGATCGCTCTCCAGGACCGGATCGTCGAGAGCTGGGTCATCGACGGCGAGGCGATCCTCCGGAAGCACAAAGGCTTTAGAAACAGCTTCGGCTTCGCGCTCGAGCTGATCGATCCGGATCTCCTGGACGAGCAATTCAATAGAGAGGCCGATCGACAGGGCAACGCGATCTACATGGGCGTCGAAGTCGACAACTGGGACGCTGCGGTCGCATACCACTTCTGGTCGCGTCACCCATCCGAGCCCGGACGCCGCGAGCGTATCCGCGTGCCGGCGGACGAGGTCATTCATCTCTTCAAACAGAAGAGAGCGAAGCAGGTGCGCGGCGTTTCTCTTCTCTGCGCCGTCATTTTCCGCCTCAAGATGCTCGGAGCATACGAGGACGCCGAGGTCACGGGCGCCCGCATCAGCTCGAGCAAGATGGGCTTCTTCGAAACGATCCCGGAGTGGCTCGATTCATTCGAGCAGCCGGCCCCGGGCGAAAAGATCATCATGGACGTCGCGCCAGGCTCGTTCGAGCAGCTCCCACCAGGCATGAAGTTCACGGCGTGGGATCCGCAACACCCCGGTGCCAACGTCGAGAAGTTCGTCAAGACGATCCTTCGCTCGATCGCGGTCGGGACCGGCATGGCTTACACAACGCTCACCGGAGATCTCGAGGGAACGAACTATTCGTCGATCCGCGCCGGGTTACTCAACGAGCGCGACTTCTGGCGCCGGTGTCAGGGTTGGATGTCTGCCGAGGTGAACGCCGACGTCTTCACCAACTGGCTCGACATGGCGATCTTGACGCCCCTGCTCGCGCTCCCTTCCAAGATCGCGGAACGCTGGACGGACATCGAGTGGCGCGGCCGCGGCTGGAGATGGGTCGATCCATACAACGACGCGAGATCGAACGAGATGATGCTCTCCTTGGGGTTGACGAGCCGTCAGCGACTCTGCGCCGATATGGGCATTGAGTTCGAAGACATTATCGACGATCTGAAGCGCGAGACCGAGATCGCTGACGAGGCCGGCGTCTATATCGGTGGCATTGCGGCCAAGGCGGACACGCCGCAACCCGATGCCGGGGCAGGTCCTTCAGGTGCCGATGCCACTGAGGAGACACCACCGGCCGGCAAGAAGTCCGCGTTTCGCGTCGCTTGAAAGCTGGCCGTAGGAAATAGCTATCCCGAGTTGTAGACTCAGTTTGTAAGGCACCAAGCACCACCAAAATCCAAAGCACCGCCCACAGCGGCTCTCAGTCCCTCCGGGGATCGAGAGCCGCTTTTCGTTTTCCCGGCTCCACGAGGCATGAGATGGCGAAGGAAACAAAGAAGACTTTCCAGTCCACCAAGGGCTACCGCGAGATGTCGTTCGCGATCGATCGCGAGAAGCTCGCGTCGCTCGCCACGAGATCGGCCGACGGTGGAGTCGCCGAGGAGCGGATCCCGATCGCGATCTCGAGCGAGACTCCGGTCCGCCGCTACAGCTGGTGGGACGGCGAGTTCTACGACGAGATCCTCGTCCACACGAAGGCCGCGGTCGATCTCTCCTACGCGAAAGATGGAATGCCCTTCCTCGATATCCACGACACGGGCCAACAGGAAGGAATCGTCGAGGATATCACGGTCGACGCCGACGGCGTGATGCGCGGCATGGTGCGCTTCAGTCAGAGGCAGACCGCGCAGGATTTGAAGCGCGACATGCTCGACGGGATCCGAAAGAAGATCTCGGTCGGCTACGGCATCCTCGAGAGCGAGACCATAGAAGTCGAGGACGACAACACAGTCGACCAAGTCCGCATTACCCGCTGGATGCCGATGGAGGCTTCGAGCGTACCGATCCCCGCCGATTACACGGTGGGCGTGGGCAGAAGCGCGGGGGACGCGCTGCCCGAGAACGTCGAGGCCGCGATCGCGGTCGTTCGACAGCACTTCCCCCACCTCACAACCACGGCCCCGAAGGCCAAGGAGCGTACTCCGATGTCTGGAGCCAACACGGCCACTGTAGAAGGGGCCGAAAATAGACCATCCGCGATCACTGTTGCGGACCGCGACGAGGCCGTGAAGGCCGAGCGCAAGCGCGGGAACGAGATTCGTGCTCTCGCCGAGAAGCACAAGATCCCGGCCGAGAAATCGGAGAAGTGGATCGATGAGGGCCGTTCCGTTGAAGCTGCGGCCGCTTCGATCCTGGGCGAGCTGCAGGAACGCGGCGACGCTGGCGCACCGACCGGCCGGCCCGCAGTCGAGCTCACCGACAAGGAACGGAAGCAGTACTCCTTCCAGAGAGCCATCCTGCTTCACTCGGATGACGTGCTCGGGAAGCGAGTCGATGGCTCGTTCGAGCGCGAGATCGCACAGGAGCTGGAAAAGAAAGTCCCCGAAGGCGTCAAGCGTAACGGCGGCTTCCTCGTTCCAACGTTCACGTCGACCGAATCTGCGCGCGAGATCATGGCGCGTCAGAACGGCTGGCCGCTGGCCACTCGTGCCGGTTTGGATTCAGGCACAGCGACCAAGGGTCAAGAGCTCAAATTCACCGTGCCGGGTGATTTCCTCGAGCTGCTCCGGAACAAGATGGTGGCTTTCGCAGCTGGCGTGGAACTGTACGCCGGTCTCCAGGGTCCCGTCGCCTTCCCAGCACAGAACGGTGCAGCTACCGCGACCTGGGTCGGTGAAAACCCGGGAGCCGATGTCGCCGATTCCAACATGACTCTGACGCAGATCGCGCTCAATCCGAAGTCGATCCAGGCTTCGACGAGCTATTCGCGGCAGTTGCTTGCGCAGGCCGTAGTCGACGTCGACAGCATCGTCCGAAACGATCTGGCGCGCGTCAACGCAGTCGCACTCGATCTGGCAGTGATCAACGGCACCGGCGCTTCGAACCAGCCGACCGGAATTGCGAACACCGCCGGCATTGGCTCTGTCGCCTTGGGCGTCAACGGACTGACGCCCGTATACAACAACCTGGTCGATCTCGAGACCGCGGTCGCCATTGCGAACGCAGACCAGTGGCCCTGCAGCTACCTCGTGCACCCAACCTCCCGCGGCACGTTCAAGAAAGCGACCGTGTTGGCGAACACCGTTGGGATCCCTGTCTGGCAGAAGGGCGAGGCCAATATCCTCGGCACCGGCACCGTGCAGGGCATGAGCGCCCGCGTTCCGGGCGAGCTGAACGGCTATCCCGCGTTCTGCTCTGCGCAGGTCCCGAACAACCTCACCAAGGGAACGTCGGCAGGTATCTGCCTGGCGATCCTCTTCGGCGCTTTCAGCCAGGCCGTCGTTGGTGACTGGGGAATGATGGAGTTGATCGTCGACCCCTATCGCCTGAAGAAGCAGGGAATGATCGAAGTGACCTCGTTCGCGATGTACGGCATTGCGGTCAAGTACGCCGCTGCCTTCGCCGCGATCAAGGACGCTCTGGCCTAAGCATCTGAGCGAGTGGTGCGGTCGCTTCACCGGGCCGCACCACAAAGCTCTCCCTCGAAAGATCCAACAACAAAGATCCACCAACACTCACACAGACCTTCAATCCAATGTCGGATATCAAACTGAACGCAAAAGAGGAGCGCGAGTATCGCCTTGGCGATGCGCTGCTCCAGCTCGCGGACGATCCCGAGTGGACCCGCGAGAAGTCGGGACTCGCGTTCGAAATCTCCGATGAGATCGCGAAGCACATGCCGGCCGGCATCTCACGGCACGGCGGACTCCTGGTTCCCTACTCGATGCGCGCAGGGTTGGACACGGCGACCGCAACCAAGGGAGCCGAGCTCAAGTTCACAAAGTCGGAGACGTTTATCGATGCGCTCAGAAAGCGCGCGATCGTGCTTAAGGGCGGCGCCACCATTCTCGAAGGCCTGACCGCCGACTTGGCGATCGCGCGCGGCAACGGCACCGCGACCGCTTCCTGGACGACGCAGAATCCGCTCGCCGACGTCGGCGACACCAATCTCTTGCTCAACTCGGTCGCCTTGTCCCCCAAGGAGTTGATCGGCACGAGCTCGTTCTCCCGCCAGCTCTTAGTTCAGAGCCAAGTGTCGACCTCGGCCGATGATCTCGTGCGGAACGATCTCGCACGCGTACACGCGTCGACGATCGACCTGGCGGCCTTGAACGGCTCGGGTGCAGCGGGCCAGCCGAGAGGCGTGCTCAATCAAGCCGGCACGAATGCGATCGCGCTTGGCGCCAACGGGCAGATCGCGACCTGGCCCCAAACCACGTCGTTCGAACGCGTGGTCGCCGTAGCAGATGGCGACGTCGTCGACCTCACTACGATGGCCTACATCACGACGCCCGAGATCCGCGATCGCTGGAGGATCACCGATCGCCAGGCGACGTCGGGCTGGTTCATCCTGGACGGCGATCAGTCGATCAATGACTACCCGGTGCTCGTCTCGAATCAGCTCCCGAAGAATCTCGTCAAAGGAACCTCGGGCGCCATCTGCCACCCGATCGTCTTCGGCGCCATGTCGGAGATCATCGTCGGCTTCTGGGCGGGATTCGAGATCGTGGTGGATCCCTTCCGCCTGAAAAAGCAGGGAATGATCGAAATGACGTCGTATCAGCTGATCGACGTCGCAGTGCGGCACGCGGCTGCTTTCGCCGTTTCGCTCGACGCCTTGTCATAACCAACGGAGAAATCATGTCGGATAAAACAGAAACTGTTCCGGTCAAGATCATGTTCGGCTTCCAGCTCACGCACGTGAGCGAGGAAGGCGAGCTCGTGACCACGACCTACGAGCCCGGGCAGGAAGTCGAGCTCGATTCGGAAATCGCCCGCGTACAGGAGCACTCAAATCGCCTCCGGATCATCCGGGCGGATCCAGCCGCTCTACCGATTGCGCCCGAAGCCGAAGTTGCTGCTCAACCCGTTACCGAAACGCCGGCGGCTACCGAGCCGGTTCCCGAAGTCCCATCCGAAACACCGGCGGCATCATGAGCTCCAATCAGCACCAGATCACGAATCTCCGCGGTGAGAGGATCACCGGAACGGTGACGCTTCGCCTCAAGCCAGGCATTGGCATCCAGGGCATGAATGGCGAGCACTTGGAAGGCGGTCCTCACAACCTCCCCGTTGCGATCGCGCAGCAGCTGCTCGATACGAATCGCGCCGACGTCGTTCTAGTGGAGACGCGCGATCCCCAAGCTGAGAACCGCGATCAGGATTCTCGGAGACGCAGGTAGCGAATGTTCGGCGACTCGGATCTCCCGACCTTCTTCGCGGACTTCGGCGTGAACCTCACTTTCGGTGGGGTCACGGTGAAGGTGATCGACGACAGCTACGACTCGAGGGACTCCGGTTCCGCGGCGTTCGTCGACGTCGCCGATCGCATCACGATGATCCAGTTGCCGTACAACTCGTTTGCGCCGATGCCAAAGCGCGGCGACACGGTCACGCTCGTGGCGACCTCGATGAAGGTGCGTGACGTCATTGCCGAGAAAGACGGCGGAATCACGCAGCTCTTCCTGGTCACACCATGATGATCGAGAGCTGCAGGATGGTCGAAGCCGTTTTGAAAGATGTGACTCTGGGCGTCAATGCTCAGATCGCAGCACTTCCGCTCGATTCGGCAAACGGCGGCGGCCAAGACGCGCGGCCGGCAAATGTCACCGTCCGGAATGCGTTCGATGCTGACCCAGCGGTCCGCGAAGTCGAAACCACGTTCCCCGTTGTGGTGATCGACGTCCCGCAGCCTGGAGTCGCGCCCGGCCAGATCTGGAGCGGTGTCAGGGACTCGGAAGTCGATCTCATCATCGCCTACGTGGTCGAGTCCGGAGACGTCGCCAAGAACAGACGCAATACCGACTACTCGCTTAGGGCGATCGTGCGATCGATCGCGAGGGGACTCCTCGCTTCGGGAAAGCGCGACACCGCCGGTACCAGGAACGGCTACGCCATCAGCAAATCATCGAAGATGAAATACGGCTCCACGCATCAGCCCGATTACGGCGGCGTCATGACTGGCGCCGTGCAATTCACACTCACTATCCGAGATCTCGCGCCATGACCGATACCAAAGTGAAGGAATACCCAGTGGATCCCCGTGGCGGGCTCTTCGTCGATTTCGGCGATACCCGCGGCCGCGTTCACGAGAGTGAGCTGACTCCATCCGATCGCGCGAAGGCAGGCCTGCCGGCGATCGAAACACTCGCAACACCCACCGCAACACCAACGGAAGCGGAAGTGTCCGCGTCCCCAACAGTGAGACAGACGGACAATGGCTGACCGCGCTACACTACTCGGCGTACTACTGGCCAAGCCAGAGACGACCGATGGAACCGATGCCGCACCGGTAGTCGCGAGCGACGCGATCGCCGTGCTTGAGCCGCTCGAGCCGAATGGCTCGTTCGCATTCAAGCATCCACGCGACAAGCTCGTCGACGGCGCTTCGCTCTCAGCCGCTCCGCCCTTGAACCCAAAGGGCAGGATGGCCACCTGGCAGAACACGCTTCATCTGCGCGGCACCCGATCGACGACTGCATACGCGGCCGCCAACCTTCCGGACATTCACCCGTACATGATCGCCGCCGGCTACGCCGCAACGGTCGTGCTGACGGGTGGAAGCGAGTCGGTCACGTATAAGCCGGGTGCGACGTCGCTCCTGGGATGCACCGAGTATTACTACGTCGACGGAAAACTGTACAAGATCCTGGGCGCCAAGGCAGAAGTCGATTTCTCGATGGATGCCGGCGGACCCTTGGTCGCGACAGTCAAGCGCACCGGGCTCTACCAGCCCCCGACCGACGTTGCTGTTCCGACAGTCGTCGGCACGAGCTACGGGACAGCCGTGGCTCCCATAGGCGATTCGATCGCCTTGACGATCGCAGGCTTCGCCGCCGGGATCATCCGGAGCTTCAAGATGGCCACCGGCAACAAGATCGCCCAGCGCGGAAACCTGAACGCGGCCGGCGCCTTGTCGACCCACAGGATCCGGGAAAAGAAGGCTACCTGGGAGATAGTCCTCGAGGACGAGCTCGTCGGAACCAAGGACTTCGAAAACCTCGAGCTCACGAACGCCGTCAACGCGCTCGCCTTCCAGCTGAACGCGACCCAGTACAACAAGCTCACGTGGACCGCTCCCAACGCACGCATCGAGAGCGTCGCCAAGTCGGACGACAACGGCACGCAGCTGATCAAGCTGGCGGGCTGTCTCTACGATTCCGCTCCCGCGGCGAACGATGCCGTCTCCTTCCTCATGAACTAGGGACAATCATGCTAGTCGTATCGATTCTTCCGGACGAGATGAGGGTCCCACTCGACAAGTACGAGGATGAGGGAACCGTGATCTGCTCCTATCCCGGAGTGGTCGCGGTCGTCCGACCGATGGACCTGGAAGTGATGTCGCGCTGGAACGACGCTTTTCCGAAAGCGACGGGCCGGAGCTTGGCCGCAACGACCCTGGTGTACGACCAGCTCATTGCGATCGAAGGCCTACAGATGAGGGACGAAGCGACCAAGACTCTCGTTCCATTCGACGCGACCAACCCCGTTCACAAGCGATCGATCCCGATGGACATGAGGTCCGGGATTTTCCTCGCGCTTAAGAAGCGCGGGATCGTGTCGGATGCGCAGGAGTCAAAATCCGGCTCGCCGTCAGACTCGGGCGGCACGAGCGGTTCGGAAAGCTCACCTGCGGTAGGTGCAGCGAGCGCAAGCGCGACGAGTTGACCTGCGGGCTCCCCGGTCATGAGCGGGAGCCGAAGAAAGTCCCGACGTACAAGATCGAAATGGGGAATGACCGCCGAGCGGTGCAGACCAAAATCTGCCCGTGGGCCGTCGCCCTGGAAGATGAAAAAGTATCGCAGTGGCTGCTCGCTTACGGGCTCGTGTCACGCTGGGGCAAGTGGCCACCAGGCCGTGAGGACCCGCAGCTCCTGGAGGCAATGGTCGTGATAGCCAACGAAGAATCGAGGACTGTCTAGCAATGAGTACCCAGGTGCAGGTCGATCTAATCGCAGACGCCAAGGCGGTTTCGCAGGAAATAAACCGCACGATTCGAGAAATCAGCCTCATGGGTAAGGCGATCGACACGAACAACGATCTCGCGGTCAAGAGCTGGAAGAAGGCCGCCGAGGCCGCGCACGAATACGCTGACGCCGCGGGTGCCACGCACGAACAGCAGCTTAGGCTTTCGGTGGCGACCCGCGCGACCGAAGACCGCATCGATTCGATGGGCGAGAAGTACGCGAGAGCTGGAGAGAGGGGCGAGCGAGCGCTCTCCAATATGATGCGGACGGGCGAGCTCACGGGCCGCTCGGTCAACAACCTCGTGGCCGCCGCCGGCGACCTGGGCTTCGCGTTCGGTCCGGCGGGGGCGATCGTCGCCGGAATCGCGATGGTAGGCTTGGCCGTCGTCACCCATCTGGAGCGCGCCGAAGTAAAGCTCGAGGACATCGCGGACAAGTTCACGCATCACATGAACGAGATGCTGATGAACGGGTCGGCTGTCGACGCGGCCAAGGCCGCCGGCAAAGCCTACATCACCGAGCTCGAGGCCATCGCCAAGGTTAAGCGCGACCAGGCGGAGGGCATCAGCTCCATATGGGGTGCGGTGACCGGTTCCAAGAACGGCATTCCGTTCGAGCAGACTCCGGACATCGTCCAGATCCTGCGCGCAATACATGCGCACGGCGACAGCGACGCGGTGGACGTCGCCCACAACGAGGGGAACGCCGACCGGGCCGCCTCGAGTCGACTGAGCAAAATCGAAGCGCACGACCCGCAGCTCAAAACTCTCGAGAAAGAGCGGAAGCAGGCAAACGACGACATAGCTCGTGCCGAAGAAAAGCTCCGAACGCTGGACGCCACGAAGAACCGAAGCGAGATCGCCGGGCTGAACGAGCAGAAGACTCAAGCGGAACGGAGACTGGCCGACTTGGAGCTTCAGACGGTGGCACTCGAGGGCGCGCGCCGGCAGCTCGTCGAGCACACCGTGGGAGAAGACTCGACCGTGGCGGCGATCAAATTCGGCGCCAGCAAGTTCAAGGAAGCGGACTTTGGAGCCGAGCACGAGGCGCGCGACACGGGCGCCGACCGGAACGCCGACGGCGCCCGGGGCCGGAGACGCGATCAGGACAGAGCCGCGGCCACAGCGGAGCGGCTCGCCCAGGCGAAGCGCGACCAGGCGGCCGATCGCGAGATCGCCGCCATGAAGGTCCGGACCCTGGAAGACAATGCGTCTCACATGGACGTGGCGAGCCCGCAGGGCGCGTTGTCCGAGCTCGCTGTCATACAAGCGAAGCGCGAGCAAGAGCGGCAGCGGATCGAAGAGATGGGAGTCAACGCCGATCGGAAGAAGCAGCTCCAGGCGGCCGCCGACGAAGAGGAGTTGGGAGCAGTCCGCGCTCTCAACAACAGGATCGAGGCCGAGAACAAGCGCCACGACGATGCCGAGGATAAACGATCCAGGGCGGACGAGGCGAAGGAAGTAGCCGCGACCAAAAAGAAAATCCAGATGATCGAGCAGGCCGAACGCCACGGCATCGAAGCGATGCTGTCGGGCAAGAAGGATATCGGCCGCCAGCTCCTTAAGATCGCGCTCGAGCCGCTTGCACAGACGCTCGAGGGCTGGGCCGCATTCTACACCGAGAAGGCAGCTGCAGAAGCCGTATCGGGTGATTACGCGCAAGCCGCCAAGGACTTTGGAGCCGCCGCAATCGACCTGGGTGGCGCGGCGGCCGTGCGTGCGATCGGAGGAGGCGGCGGCTCGTCGGGTGGTGGTGGAGGAGGAGGTGGTGGTGGCGCCGGCAGTGGCGCGGGGATGGGCGCTCAGTTCGGCACCTCGAGCGCCAGCGCTTCGCAGCAGCTCTTGAAGATCGAGATCGTCACCGTGACCAAAGATCAGACCGGCCGCGAAACCGCGCGCACGAGCCAGATGATCCAGCGGCTCACTGATCTCAACATGCCGATCAGGGTGGCGCTGTGAGCAACAAGCCGCTCCTTCTTTCTGACAATCTGTTCGAAAACGTGGTGCTCCATCCGACGTTCGTCGTGGGCACGGACCAAGCGACGCTCGCAGGGCGAGAAGCATTCCGCGTCGCAGATAATCTGCGCGACATGACTTCATGGGCGTCGTCAGTTCCGAACACCAATCAATACATCTGGGTCGACGCGCTGACGCCGGTAGCCCCGAACACGATCGTGATTGACCGCGGACACAATCTCGCCGGCGCGCAGGTCCTGGTTCGCGGCGACACCAGCAGTGCATTCGCCACGGCCGTCACGATTGTAAGCTGCGTCCTCCCTTCCTCGCCTGGTGGACTGCCGACCGACGCGAACGGCTGTCTGACGCCTGACGGTGTATGGTGGAAGACCTTCACCGGCCAGTCATTTCGTGCGCAGGGGATCGAAATAATTGCCATGGGCGTCGGCATCGCGCCGATCGCGACCGGTATCTACTTGGGCACATCCTACCGCTTCCCCGAATTCCTGAACGCGCCCGCAGCCTTGGACTTCGGGACGAACATCAAGTACATGAGGAACGAGCTGTCGAGAGGCGGACTCCGGAGCAAATCCCGCCCGCTCAACTTCGACAAGCTGCCCTTGAACGTACACCTGGACTCGGGCGACTACACAGGGTTCGACGTCGAAGTGAGACGGCTCTTGAGATACGGGCAGCCGTGGTGGTTTTGCCTCGATGATTCGGACGCTACGCTCTCGGGTCTCATGCGGTGTTTCCAGACCTCTCAGGATACGGACTTCAATCCGCAGGTCAATCCGGTCCACAGGGAGATCCAGCTCCTGCTCGAGGAAGTTCTACCCTCGCTCTACGCATGACCGCCCTGGCCGAGCAGCCGACTTCAGGGCCGCTCTCTTCGATCATCAAAGCCACGCAGAGACTCAATCCCTGCATGGAGATCGATGTCGACGTGCTGGCCGTTGCGCGCGCAGCGGTCGCGTCAACGCAGGCAGACTGGGCGGCCGGTGTGCTCACGAGTACGGCGGCCGACACGACCGGACTGCTCCGACTGAGCCCGCCCGCTGGCGTCTCGCTCTTTTCGCAGCTGAACGCGGTCACAGTCAATCACTTCCTCCAGGACTCGTCCAACGGGATCGAGGAATACGCGCTCGACTTCTTCCCCGCACCAGGCATTACGCAGGGCGTCAGCTTCACCCTATCGTCGCTCGATCTCTACCTCGGAGGCGCGCAGAATCTCAAAGGCTTTTATCGCGTGAGTGTCGGCTATTACGACCAGAACTGGCAACTCGTCAGCATGGGGGATCCAATTGATATCCTTTCGGGCGATGTCTCCGCGCTCGTCGGGAACGGCGGCGTCTACACGATCGACTTCATCGCGCGCGGCCACCGATACACGTTCCCGAGCGGGATGCAGAACACGACGACGGGCTCGGGCTACGACGGGACCAATATCAGGACCGCGAACGTAGACAACAAAAACGTTTCGCACCTCCTGAACATCCCACGCGGGCTTTCGATCTCGATCAGGCCAAGCGGCGCTCACGCCACTTCGGCCTTCATCGGATGCGTTGCGAACGCGACGGCGACACAGTTTCAGACGGGCTCCTTCTGGCGCGTCGCTCCGAACAGAAATTGCGGGCCATACAACCCGGTTAATCAGCCGTACACGGGTGCGACGACCGATCACAACCCCGACAACTATCTCGTGACCGGAGCGGTGCCGGGTTTCGGCGCGATTGCTGTGACCAACGGAAGCTGGGGAATCGCGAGACGCATCCCGACCGCACAGAGAGCGCAGAGTGCGTTCTACACGTGGGAGCAGCCATACCACAACTTGAAGATCGTCGGCTATCCGTCCACGGGAACGGCGGTCAACGTGCTCGACATGGGAGCGACACCAACGAACCCGGTGGAGCTCAGACTCGACGACATCCAGCAGGCCGGAACTTCGCTCGCGTATGTCTTGAAGGGCTCGAACATTTCGGCCGCGGGTGCGTGGACCGCGATCACAGCCAACACCGACGGGAGCATTCTCTCCGGTGCGGATCTGTATCGCTGGTATCAACTGACGACGACCTTCACGCCCGGGCCCACCGGAGCAACCAAGTACGCATCGCCGGCGCTCCAGGCCTGGTCAATGATCGAGCGCGTCGCTCTTTCGACCTACAGGTATTTGAAAGATGTTGACTCGACGACGGTAGCCGATCCCATAACGGCCCAGTCCTCGATCGGCGAGCTCAAGGTGCCGGTGATGAATGGAGGCAGGCAGGACTTCCGAGATCTGGCGGCGCAGCTGGGGTCCGCCTACGCCCCCTCGTCACTCGAGGCCCACGTCTACGCACGGAATACGCGGAGCGGAGTCAGGTACTTCCTCGATAGCTACCGCCTCGAGAACCGAGACCCACAGTTTGGCGTAGAGGAGATGACCTTCGTTTCCGGCATGGACCGACTCACTCCCATGATCCCCTCGCCGACCGAGACGTTCAGGTATCCCGCTGGCTCAGGTCAGGTCGCGATTACGAACGTGACGAACGTGGGAGCCGTCTACACGATTACCGTGGCCGGAACCCCGTTCACGATCGCGGCTCTGGTCAACTTCAGGATGCACAGCGTTACCGGAGTCTCGGCGAACCAGGACTTTACCATTGTCTCTAATCCGACAACGAGCCAGTTCACGATCAATGTCGCGAGCGGGCCTATTCCCGCGATCGGAGACACGTTCGAAATCCACTCGGACCAGACGACCCGGGTAGCAGCTCCCTACGTCACCCAGGACTTCGCTGCGGTTTATGCGGACCTTCTCGGAGTGCAGGCAGCGGTCCCTGCGCGGTACCGCGGGAGATTGCCGGCGACTACGGGGCGCACGGGCTCATTCACGATTCCGGCTGGTGGTGTCAAGGCGCTCGACATTCTACAGGATGTAGCTCTCCATTGCGGCGGCTTCCCCGCGTGGGGCAAGGGCCGGATACAGTACGTCGATTTCTACGGACCCAAAGACTCGGTGTTCGTGTGGGGCGACAGAGAAATCGTCTCGCTCGAAACTCCAGTGGGCGCGGACCGGCGGATGCCGAGCGTTCGTGTGAAATACAACTACGATGCCGGCCAACAGAACTTTCTGAACGAAGCGACCTACGAAGACAACGACACGTTGCTCGGCTGGGGGCGATCGAACCTGTTCGACGTGTTCGAGCTGCCCGACGACTTCTGCAAATGGAATGACGTCAACGAGGCCGGCTTCGTGGCCAACACTCTACAGAAGGCATGGAAGAGTGGAGCGAGACTCTGGAAAGTAAAGACCGTTCTCTGCTATCCCTGGCTCTCTCAAGGTGATGCGGTGACGATACTGACGGATCAATACACCGACAGGCGGCTCTCATTCTCGGCCGACGGCGTAACCGATTTGGGAGTTCCCATTGCCGGCCGGACTTCCTCGCTCGCAGTGATCGTGGGAAGGAATCTCTGGGGCAACGAGTTCGTTGTCGGCGTGCGCGGACTGGATCAGATCACGTCAGCGGCCGTCGCCAGAACCGGGACGGTTCAAAAACCTCCGCTCCCCACTCCCATCAGATCGCAGGTCTTTGACGACGGAAAGTTCGCAGTCAAGGCAAGTGATACGGGCGGCGGGAATGTCGATCCGTCGGTAGTGGCGCCAAGCCTCTCACAAGCTGGCGCCTGGACTAGTTCCGGTGTAACGCTGGCGAGCACCGCGGCAACGATTAACGATGGAGATGTGGTCACCAACTCCTTCCACACCGATACGGCGGTCCCGGGCGCCTACGTGGAAGTCGACATGGGCGTCGCGACGACTTTTGACAACGTCCGCATCTGGGCCTCGACTGCCGGCTCCGTCGCGATTTACAAGGTCCGCCACTCGCCGGACGGCACTACTTGGACCGACACGACCGCGATCGGATTCAACCCCGCTTACTTGGGCTGGAACGTCATCGGGTTTACTGCCATCTCGAAACGATGGTGGCGGCTCGAGCTCACGAACACGCCTGGTCCCGGAGCTTGGAACAATGAAGTCGAGTTCGCCTGCGCGCAGAGCCTCGCCATTGTGAATCACCGTCCGCATCCGGTGGCGCGCTATGCAGACATGGCGGACCGGACCAACCTGGGGTTCGACACAGGAGCGAATCTCAAGAACAACGTGCAGCAATACGACAACCCGAGCGCCAACACCCTGGCCAAGAAATCGATGAAGGGTCGTCAGGCGGGCACCGCGTACAACGGACAGGCGATCACTTTCTCAACGGCGTTCCAGAACCCTCCCGCAATGAAGTTCTCGCGCGGGGCAAACACGATCACGAACCAGCAGAGCAACACGAATTGGAGCACACCAGCGTCGTGGTCGGCCACGCTGCCGCAGATCGAGGACGTCCGCGCTTCCGGACTCACGGCGACGGGCTTCACTCAGGTCGCACAGCTTGTGCAGAGCTCTGCGACCACCGCGCGGGTCGGCGAGTTCACGACCGGCAACTCTCTTACGACAGCGGGCTCGCTGACGAGTTTCGCGCTCACCAACTGCCCGAGTTCAAACGGTCACTACACGGTCCGCTATACGTGGTCGGTAACAGTGACGAGCAACAAGCCCGGCATTGCGGCGACGGCTACGATCGTCGTGACCATAAATAAGCGGGCAGGTGGCGCGAGCGGTGCGAGCACCGAGCTCGCTCGCCAGACCTATAGCGTGACCGATCCCGACGGCACGGGTCCATACACCAATTCGAGCGGCGGCCCGCAGTCTACCGATATCAATGCCACGTTGGGCAACACCGATTGGCTCGAGGTGAAAATCACCAGCTTTACGCACTCGGGGGCGATCCTTCAAACGGACTCCTGCGTCGTTCACGGTTGCAACGTCACCAACGACGGCGCTGGGAATGACGGCGAATC